GAATCAAGGCCACACCCAAAACCTTCGCAAAAGGTGAATTTTGGCCCAGTTCGTCACGCACCACATCTTAAGAAAACAATCCTTAAAATGAGCGATAACGAGTTGAGGTCATACGCGAAACAGATAGGGGTGCCTTTTAATGGTAACAAAATTGATTTCGTCTGGGCAGCTATAGCCCAATACAACAGTCAACAATAATTTAAAATGAGCGATAAAAAAGATAAAAAAACAGTTAAAAAGGCCACGGCAAAAGCAAAGCCCGCCCCTAAGCCAAAAGTCAAAGAAACCGCCCCAACCCTGACAGGGAAGGAAAAGATTGCGGCGATCAAAAAGGCCCATTTGGAGGCCGTCGCTGACTTACGCGCTAAATACAGGGAAGATATTGCCGCTGTTACCGAATAAGGTTTATCTAATACTCAGTAAGGGTATATAGTTCCACTCGCATCAATTCCTCCCAACTGAAGAGGTTGGGCCTCATAGATGTTGTATTGAGCCGATAGACGCTCCACATTCGCCATAGAATCGCTTGCAAGCCCCCTATAGACCTTGGACACCTCATTCCTGTTAACGAAGGTTACAGAGCTTTCTCCGTCCTTTAAAGACAAAATGTTATCTCCGCTGACATTGGAATTGACAATACCCCTCAGGGAATTCCTAGCCTCCTTGGTATAGTAATTGTAAAGGTAAAGCTCCTTGAGGATATTCTGAGCTTCGATGTCTATAGTCCCACGACTACCAGAAGCCTCATAGCCTGAAAAATCGCTATAGATATGGGTGTTAAGACGGCCAAGGTTTTCAAATAACCAACCACTAATTGCACCAGTGGTAGTGATACCTGTATTGTTGTCGAATTCAGTATTTAAAATACCCGAAGCCAATTGCCATAATGCTGTAGACATGCTTCTTATTACACTGATATATTAAATATCTCGTAGAATTTTCCGAATTTTGGCGTGATCTGGATTATCTGGATCAAGCTGCATTTGCTGAACGGGATCAGGAACAATATTCCTTCGGTTATTACGGCTGTAAGCCTTAAACTCCTTGAGGAGAGCCTTCTTCATTCGCACCTTGTCTAACATTGGATTAAGGCCCGCCTCCTTTGCCATTCGCATCATGTCGGTCACATCCATTGCCTTTAGGTTTTCCTCAAATATATCAAGCTCATTAGTCTTGAATGGACTCAATTGAGGAACCCCCAGTATAACTTCTAGCTGCTTAACCTTAGCTCTAAACTCTGGGCTTTTAGTGTTGCCGCTGGCCTTCATTTCTTGAATCTCCTCAATCAGCCCTTTTTTCTTGGGCTGCTCCTGTCCTGTGGTCACCTCTTTGTAGGGCTGCTCTTCTTCACTCATATATTATTATATACACTTAAAAGCCAAATTACAAAAAAAAGGGGCCGCTCCTTTCGGAGCGACCCACAATTTTTAAGGTTATTGGTTCAACCGTTATGCGGCTGGCACCATCTTACCTACGAGAACGCGATTGTCGAGAACGACGCGGCCCTCTTCGACAGAGCCGAAGTAGCCAATCTTGTTCTGGCGGATGCTATACTGATCATCAGCGATGAGCGTAAACTCGCTTCCGCTTTCTGCATCAGTTGCAACGGCACGAATCAGAGAGTCCTTGCTGCGATCTACGCCGACAACAATGTCGTCGCCATTCGCAAATGCCTCTGAGCCTGATCCGTCTGGGCGAGTATAAGTACCACCCTGAGCAGTGAACAGGTCAGTGAACTTCTGGTTTGCTCCCAATTCGTTAAGCTCCATGATGTTGATGCCGTAGAACTGAGGAATTCCCGCGTTGCGGTAAATGTCCATACGCATCTCATCGGGGCCTGCGATACCCTGCTGTGATCCAGCGGCGGTGCCGTCTGCCTCAACAGTGTTGATTGGGTTATAAGCCATTGCACGAAGATCTTCGACAATCTCAGGAGAGCAAAGAAGATCAGTAATGCCTTTGGTGCGAGTGGTTGGAGTTCCACCAATCCATGAAGTATTAATTCTCTTAGCAAGAGTAAGAAGCTCATTGAGGTCAGCCAAAATGAAACGGTCATCCTGAACCGTCTTCTGGACGTGGTTCTGACTGTTCGTTGAGGCATTCGCCAGAGCAGACATAAGCAATGTTGCAGATGTAGTCTCCTGCTTAATAAGAATGTTTTGAGCTACGCGAGTAAAAGTCTTGCTGACGACATCCATGCGGCTCTTGGCGGCATAGCGGCGATCAAAATCTACAGCACTATCAAGGCTGTATGTAGCAAGCTTCAATTCGGAAGCTGTTGGTAACACTTGACTAGATGGGAGACCACCAGCATGGCTTTGGCTCCAGACCTGAACATAATCCTCATCGGAAATGTTGTAGTAGAGGTCCAAAGGAATGCTTGGGTTGTCATCCGCATCAAACTGAAGTGTTTGAAAGAGGTTACTCACGGTTGGCGCCTGATTGAGGACTTCGGCCAAAACTGGTCCGATGAATTCCGCAAGCGCAATCTGAGCCTCATAGGCAACCTGACGGTTGCGCGAAGCCATAGCTTTTACAAGCTCGACTTGTTCGGGTGTTCTTTTTAAAGTAATTTTCATTTTAAAATATTGATACTCCTGAGTTAAATTAGAGTTTAATTACGATGTATTCGCCCAAGAACTGGTCGCTTGTTGGACCTTGGTTTGTGCGAGTTCCCGTTCCAAGAACCATTCCAAAATGGCCTGAAACATGCCTGTTATGCCCATGTCCAATCGCCTGAGCAGTGCCAGTGATTTTTCCTGGGTTTAGGCTGGACATCCTTACGTTAGAACCAATTGGATAAGAGGAGACAGGTCCGTCGAAGCCACTATTGCTCAGAGTGAAAATACCCTGAGTAGCAACTGGGACAGCTTGCCCTGGGAGCATTGCCTGAAGCTCTGTTTGCTTGGTTGGATTGTAAAGGAGCTTTTCACCGTTCTCATCGTTTTTAGCGGTTTGGAACAGAGTAATGCCCAGTGGGTGGTGGCCTGAAGTGGCCGCATTGATCTTAAGATTAACTTCGGGATACATCGCTGTGCCACCAAGGAACGGATAACTGGTATCACCCAGATAAGTGTTCGTTTGATAGGTAACAGGATCGTTATTCCAGTTGCCATCTGTGATAGACACAAAAACTCCAGCATCGCCAGAGCCTTGGTCGGTAGTCGCATCGAGAACCGAATTGCTATCTAAAGCATAAAGGTTCACGACATCGTTATCAGAATATTGCCTGAAAGGTAGAATTCGAATAGCCATATTGTTTTTTGTTAAAGTTTGTTAAGAGATTTCGATATTGTCACGGGTGAAAGCCGCCTTGAATTTCTCTTTCAAGGTAGGCTCTTTGGAAGCCACTGCCTCATTGGCATTGGCGACGGGAGCATCAGTAGCTTCGGCAGCATCAAGAGCCTCTTCCACTTCCACCTCTTCAGTGGATGCGGTGCTGACCCTCTTGGCGACCTCTTCATCGATGCGTTCTTGAATTTCAGCATTGAAAGCGGCCTGAGCCTCCTTATTCTTATGCTTCCAGAGAACTTCAAGCTTGCTGGCAAAAGAAGCGTAAGCCTCTTCGTCACCAAGGCCCTTAAGCTCACTAGCAAGAAATTCACGATCTTGATCATCAAGTTCGAATTTCTGATCAAGGTCATCCATGCGTTCGTTGAAGCGAGCGACAGCCTCTTCGGCCCTCTTCTCATTTTCAAAAGCTGAGATGCGCTCATTGGCGTCACCAAGCTTTTCTTCAAGTTCTGCAACAGAAGACTTTAATTCTTCGTGTTCCTTGACGGCGGATTCTTTGGCCGACTCAGCCGCTTCAATATCCTTGCGGTATTGTTCGTCTCTTTCTTTGATTGCTTGCGCGAAAGTGTCGGTCATTGAAGCGACAGCCTCTTTATTGAATTTCTTCTCATTAAGAAGCTCTTTAAGTTCTGAAATAGTGTTTTCAATTTCCATAGCGATAATATCCTTTTTGGTGTTTACATTAATTTTATTGTTTTGTGAAATTTTATCACGTTTATCATTTATAAAAGGGGCTGGTGTATCCTCGGATTCTGAATACAAACCCTTTACATCCGCAGCAGGATTTAACGTGTAAGCGATGCCTAAGGGGTAAATGTCCCCTGTGATTAACCTATAAATACTTTCGCCATCCTCGGTCTTTCCTGAGCCACCATAACTCCTTAAAAACCCTTTCATTTCCTCTATTTCACTAGGATCAGATATAATTCTAGCTTCTTCTAAATCATTACTGCCGACCGCTAAAACATAATCACTAAAGCCAACTTCCCAGCTTGCCGAAACCTTTTGGTATGCTGAGTCGCTGGGGTCAATTGACCTTTCAACGAGATCGGTAAAATTTTTATTAACGGATTTATAAATTACCGCTCCTAAAGCGATATTAAATGGGTTTTTTTTATTTTTAACCTCTTCATCGCTCAACAGCTTACTTGAGCCATACTCGCTAAAACCCGCAGAGGCTATGTGTCCCACAACCTTCTGTTTATCGTGTTCTATGTTTGTAGGCTTATGAACAAAATTCTTTGTATACCTTAGGGCTGTGGACGTGTCCATGCCGTCGCCGTTTTTATTGAACTTGTTAACAACCGCAGCGTTAAAAGCCACGCCCAACAAATCAATATTGCTATCGTAGTCTATGTCGGTTGGAACGAGAGGGGCTAAGTTATCCAACGACGCTTGCGATATCAAAGAAGATTCGTTGATTTCACAGGCTAAAAGGGGGGACTCAAAAGTTGTGGTATACTTGTAATCCATTACTTGTCCTCTGTATAAGTCTTGGGCAGTGCGCTTTCTGCTCCAATCTTTTTGGCTCTTTTGATTAACTTAGCTTTAAATTCATCAAAGGTCATGGAACCCTTGTAGCGACCCCAACTACTAACGGCATCCTTTACGTCTTGAGCAGACATCACGGGAAAAGACCGCCTCTTGGGATCAAGAAAATCACTATCTTTTAGCTCGCTACGCTTTTTGCCGTTATATCTTTCTGCGGCAATATCCATCAGCATCTGAGCATAACTCTTTTTAGGCTTGACCTTCTTTTTCATGTCGCCCCCACCGTAGCCTCCGTCAGCCTTTTTTTTGCCCTTGCGGAGCATTTCAAAATCCTCTTTGGTAATTTTGCCATCCTTATTCTTATCAAGGGCGCCCTTTTGCTTGGGTGACATTTCTGCTTTTGCTGGCTTCCCCTTGTATTCGCCATCTTTGGCCATTTCAGCCTGCATCTTTTCCTCCGACTCTTTGTCGAATTTCATGTCTCGCTTAAGAGCTTTCTTCTCGGCATCCTTCTTTTCTGAGGGCTTTCCCTTTTGTAGCTTTTTGATTTTGCTTTTATCGTCGCTGATTGCATCCTTCTCATGCTCCACCTTTTCCTTCTTGGTGTCCCGCTTCAATTCTTTTTCGTCAATTTTTTCATAAGCAGCCTTGGATGCTTCTTTTTTCTTGGACTTCTTGTCGTCATCCTTATCCTCCTCATCATCCTCTTTTTTATCGCCGCCCTTTTTCTTTTGAATCATCTCCATGAACTTCTTTCGAGCCTCCTTTTGCTTCTCGGTTGCAGCTTCAGACTCGACGTTCATATCGGACTCGTCCTCCTTCATGTCCTTTTCAAGAGCGGCAATCTCAGCTTGAAGGTTTTTAACTGCATCTTGGTGATGCTTGAGCATCTCCTTAAGATTTTCATGGGCCAGTTCCCGCTTATCCTTAGCGTCTTGATCTAGCGTAATCTCCCTTTTTTCTTCTTGGAGATTAGGATAAGGTTCGCCATAGCGAGCCTTGGTTTCTTCTTTTTCAAAAACGGTAACTTCAAATTCTCCGTTTTTAACATTTACTTTACTGTCAAGATTTTCTTTCATTACTGTGATAAAGGATTGCGGCAGGATAAACCTCCAGATTGTGAGTGTTAGATATGTCTAAAACCTCATCCAGAGTATCCAATTGCTGTATTTTGTTAAAATCCTTTACACAAGATTCAAGGGTTTCTACCCAAGATTCTTTATCTTTGGAGCAAACGATAGATTCACACAATTTATCAAAAGCTTCAAGCTGAGCCTCCGAAGCATCCTTAGCTTTAGAAATACCCAACCTTTTCAGCATTTTGGGTTTAGCTTCAGCGATAAACTCTTCTATTTGATATACGGTTTGTTGTATATCCTCCCTAGAATAGTTGGCCTCAAGCGGTATTCCTGTGGTCCCCTCGGGTCTGCCAGCCTGCCGAGGAGTTGTGTTTTTTTCCTGAGGAGCGCCTGCTCCACCTGCCGCCACCATTGGAACGCCACCGACAAGCGGGTTATAGAAGCCTTCCTCTCTTTGTTTAACAAACTCCCCTTGAGCAGGAGCAATTTCTTCAGCTTCAGGGAAGCGCCCCGTATTAAACATCTCCATACCCTGCTGTGGGGTAAGAATGCCTAATTCCATTAAGCGAGTAGAGACCTTCATTAATTGCGTTTCATCCCTCATGTCCACATCCTTCATGCGGACAGTTGGGTAAGATCTTAATCCCAGTTCTCTAGAGACTCTCTTGACTTCCCTTTGTAGAAAATCGTTAACGAATCCGTGCCTCGCCTCTTTAAGCCTATCAATGAAAATCTGAGCCTTTACTTGGGTGGCGCTATACTTCTCTTCTCCAATGACGATATTCTGCAAACCCTGCTTAATATCTTCATTAAGTATCTCATACTTTTCTGGCCCCAAAACCCTGTTAAGCTCTGGAATAATGAATTCCGCCTTCGTGGTGTAATCTGAAACCAAAACGCGACCAACGCTTTCATTCTTAAAAAGATTCTGCATCGCCTTGAGGTTATTAGCATTGATACCACCCTTGTCTGGGTCAGCCCCCATCGTTATTAGTAAAATTACATTCTCGACGGTTCTGGTTATAGCTTGATCCATTTTCTTCAACTCAAGCTTGGCGTTTATGTCCTCTAACACAGGGAAGCCGAAAGGGATAGCGAACGGCTCATAATCCTGCTTTTTATAAAAAGAGTAGGATAGCCTATAAGGGTCAAGCTTGACCTTTACGCCATCTTTATGATAACCGCCTTTTTGAATAAGCTCTTGAATCTCAGGCTCCAAACTCTCGAAAATCTCTACATCCTCTTCCGTTTGGGGATTCTGAAGTCTAGCCATCTCGTAGTCGGAAAGAATTTTTTCATAACCATCAATGGCGAAGCTGGAGGCTTTCTTAGCTATAATGTCATAAGGATTAAGTAAAATGTAGCGGAGTGGAATTTTATTCGAAGAACGATTGATCGCGCCAACTTGATTCATCAATTTAGCATAATCTTCGGTTTTAAATTTGCCGTCAACTCTGTAAAGAAACACGTTACCACTACGGTAGTATTCTCTGAAATATTGGTCTTTAATATTTGTTAAATTAATTTTCTTAAACCACTCGGTGAAAAATTCACGACTTTTTCTTGTTCCGCCCTCCAAGTAAACATCTGTATTGGTGAATTCAGCCATGATGTCAATGGCGTTTCTAAAAATCGCTACATTTGCATAAGCCTTTTGGCAAAGCTCTATACCGTCTCTGGCGCTACATCCGTCAGACGCATAGCTGTAAGGTAGCAGACCAACTTTAATACTGGAAAATCTATCGTGGGGATTACGATAAGCCACCCTATTTGTACGGGTGCCGCTTCTGTTGCCGATACCTAAATTTGCCCTCGCTTTGGCCACATCTGAATATGATGCGTCAGAAGTGTAAAACGGTTCACCCAGCAGATCGGGTATTGTGGTACTAACTGAAGGTGCAACATATGAACCCTCTGATTGCTCCTTATCCTTTTGAAACTTTTTCCAATAATCAGACTTCTTATTATATTTTCTCTTAGCCATGGGATGTGATTTAT